TAAAGCAATGTTAGTGTCCAAACCCATCTAAACTAACCATGCTTAATTTAACTCTCAATTGGGATTATTCGAGAGTTTGGCACAACTCACAAAACTTTAGGAGTTAACATGAACAAAACATTAGCGACATTACTACTCATCCTATCTACCTCAGCTCAAGCTGGAACTCTTCTATTGGAGTGTAACAACCAGGACGTCGTGATATTCGAACCTCAAGAGGGTGAAGCGTATCTAGAAATTCCCGATATACACTTTACAGCTGAGTACATAGGTGCTAAAATAGAGGGTAAGGTTAAGACCATGAAGTTCTTAGGTATGCTTGACCGAACTAAAGTTGAGTTGATTCTCGTTAAGAACGGGTCTATAACTCTTAAACATTACACTGAACATAAATGCGAGTTAGTAGACTCGAATGTTAAATAGGAGGTCTTATGCATAAGTACTTTTGGGTTCATGATGAGTCTGAATGTTGCGGTTACGAATACGACCAAGATATTGTCGATGAGATGCTTAAAGAGCCTTGTGTAGATTTAATTAGTGAAGAAGTATTTAACCAACGTATAGAATTAGGATATCACATGAATAAACCAGAGAAACAACTACGTCACGTAATGATAGACTTAGAGACAATGGGTACAACTCCGCAATCAGCTATTGTCTCTATTGGAGCTATTGTATTTGACCCTCGTTACGGTAAAGTGTCTAAGCAGACATTCTACCGTGAGTTAGATTGGGAAGACCAGGAACGATATATCCACCCAGAAACAACTAAGTGGTGGGAAGGTCAAACAGCCGAAGCCAAAGCAGCTCATTTTGGTTTGGATGCTTTAGAGGACGTCCTTAAAGAGCTTGCTGATTGGTTGCCCAAAGATGCTAAGGTATGGGGTAACGGTAGTACGTTTGATATATCTATGCTTGAGGACGCTTACAGACAGTACGACATTGAGATCCCTTGGGAGTTTTGGAATGTTAGAGATTGCCGTACAATACTGGATATGTATGAATCTGCTAGAGGTGGATTCAATAAAACTGTGAATCGTCAAGGAGCACATAACGCTTTAGAAGATGCTCGTTTTCAGGCACAATACATAACAATGATGTGGACTAGACTATTAGGAGAAAAGAAATGAGTAGGTTTATAATAGATCAAGAAGATGACGGACTTTGGTATATATTCGATAACGAATCATGTTATTGTGCCGGAGGACCATTTAAAGATGAGTTTGTAGCCTCTAACGAGAAGAGTAGATTGGAAGAACTAGAAGGAATATCCAATGAGTAAAGTAATCAAACCTCTCTTAGCTACCAAAGCTGAGTTCGATAAAATCCAATATCCCGTATTAGCTACTCCCAAGCTAGACGGGATTCGTTGTTTAATGGTTGATGGTGTAGCTATGTCACGTAGTATGAAGCCAATCCCTAACCAGTACGTGCAGGAGCAGCTAAAAGGCTTACACGGCCTAGACGGTGAGCTTATGGTTAATGGTGACTTTAACCAAGTGCAATCAGGTATTATGAAGAAGACTGGTGAACCTGACTTTACCTTTCATGTGTTTGATAACTGGTCTTTGGACTACGGATACCCTCTTAGATTGGAAGACACTGAATGGTACTGTGATAATCAACGTGTTAAAATATTACCTCCTACAACTATCAATAACGAACAAGACCTCCTGGTTTACCTAGAGTCTTGTTTAGAGTTAGGTTATGAGGGAGTTATGATTCGTCAACCTAACTCTAAATATAAGTTTGGTCGTAGTACGGTTAAGGAGGGTATTCTACTCAAGATTAAGAAGTTCTTTGACGATGAGGCTGAGTTGCTTGAAATCATTGAGGCTCAACATAACCTTAACGAACAGGACTACGACGAACTAGGGTACTCTAAACGTAGCTCTTGTAAAGAGAATCTAGTTCCTGCTGGGACTGCTGGTAGCCTAGTTGTTAAGTGGAATGATAAGACGTTTAGAGTTGGTTTTGGACCAGGATTTACAGACTTGGTTAAACAGGAGTTATGGGATAACCGTGATGAGTTAATTGGTGAGTTAGTTAAGTTTAGTTACCAGGAGTTGAGCAAGGACGGTATCCCTCGTTTTGGTAAGATGTTAGAAATACGACATGCAGATGATTTATAATTTGCTTTATGCTCAAGGACGAGCAATAATGAAATTCTATTGATAGGAGATTGTAATGGATTTAAAAACTACCTTTAACCGGGTATTTAATAAGAGACTAAAAGTCTTAATAGCTTGTGAATACTCAGGTAGAGTTAGAGATGAGTTTATAAGAATGGGTCATGACGCTATGTCTTGCGATATATTACCCACTGATGTTCCTGGTCCTCATTATCAAGGTGATGTAACTGACATATTAGATCAAGGTTGGGATTTAATGGTAGGTCATCCTCCTTGTACGTACCTTAGTAACTCAGGAGTGCAACATTTACACAAAGACCCAACTAGATGGGAAAAGATGGAGGAAGGTTCTGATTTCTTCAAGTTATTATGGGAGTCAGATATACCAATGATCGCTATTGAGAATCCCATAATGCATAAATATGCTAAAGAACGTATTGGATGTGGTAAACAGACACAAATAGTACAACCTTGGATGTTCGGTCATCCTGAGCAGAAAGCTACTTGTTTATGGTTAAAAGGATTAGAACCTCTTAAAGAAACAGATAATGTTAAAGAGTATATGATGACTTTACCAGATAGTGAACGTCAAAGACTACACTTCTTAGGTCCTAGTAAGGATAGATGGAAGCTTAGATCTACTACTTTCTTGGGAATTGCTAAAGCTATGGCTCAGCAATGGGGTTGATCCATGTCTCCTAAACGCAAAGACGATAGGCCGATTTGCACTTGTTCGGCCTATAAGTTCCCTCATCGTATTGGTGGTAAGTGTACTGGTTCGGAGTTCGCTGAGTTTCACTTTTACAACCTAAAGTCTTGTTGTGAGTTTTGTAACTGTAATGTAGGAACTCATTGTGACGTAGCGACAGGACAAGAGTCCATTAATGAGGCCGAGTGTTATACTGAAGCCAAACATTATCATCCTGGTGAGCGTTTACAATTGACGTTTATAGAGCCTGAAGAGGATGAAGGTGACTATTATGACATGAGGTTCCCTACTTAACTTCCTTTCTAAATTTACAATTTCTCATAATTGATTTAATATTGAGGTATAAAGCCGGAGAATATTAAATCAATTATGCAACCTAAACCATTATCAATAGAAGATCTAAGGGATCTCATCAACAAAGGTGAGGCCAAGGATCCACTGATCTTTTTAGAATCAGTGATGAATGGTCAGGATCCCCGTAGACTTTCCTCAATATATGAACTAATCTGCGAGATAGACAGCTTTACTAATGGTGAGTTGTCCAAGTCAGATTGGTCTGAAATAGTAGATCACGTTACCTCTCGTTATAAATACCATACTGTTCCTCTTAGTGACTCCTTAGCCGCTAGTAAGACCCTAGCTGAATATCTTCATGCTAAGCGTAAACAAGTGGAAATAAACGGAGGGCAAGGTGGTACGGCTGATCCTGCTAATCATCCATTAACAAGTGAAGAGATAGAGTTATTTAAGGAGAAGTTTAATGACGACTTCTAATAACCCTAACGAACTAGACTTACAACCTTGGTCTTATAATGAGCTACGTATGCTCAAGTATATGCTAGAGAATGACGGTATTCAGTTTATGCGTTATTTCTTTAAGCATCGTGAAGGTACAAAGATGCTACGCAATTGGCATCATTACGTTATTGAGTACGTCCTGCAAGCAGTGTATGACGGCAAAATCAACAGACTAGTGGTTAATATCGCTCCAGGCTATTCAAAGACTGAGCAGGTCGTACTCAACTTTATTGCTAGAGGGTTAGCTCTTAATCCTCGTTCTAAATATATACACGCCTCGTACTCAGGTGACTTAGCACAAGAGAACTCCTCTAAAATTAAGGAAATGGTAGGTGGTGAGCAGTTTCAAGAACTCTGGCCTATGGATATTAGAGTTGACTCCAAAGGTAAGAAACGCTGGTTTACTGAGTTAGGTGGTGGTATGATGGCTGCTCCTGCTGGAGGTCAGATTACTGGTTTCCGTGCGGGAAGAATGGAACCAGGATTTACAGGTGCGTTTGTAATTGATGACCCTGTTAAGCCTGATGATGCTTATTCTGCTCCTAAACGTAACGCTATTAATAACCGTTTTAACAATACAATGAGGTCTCGTCTAGCAGTAGAGGAAGTCCCTATGATTGTTATTATGCAGCGTATTCACGAAGAAGACCTATCTGGGTATCTACTCAAAGGTGGTTCGGGTGATATTTGGCATCACCTAACTATCCCTACTTTACTCAGTGAAGAGGAAATCAATAAAGATTATCCTAGTGATTATACCCACGGTAAACAAATACATATTAATGATATTCTAAAATGCTTAGCAGAGGGCACGGACTATGCTTTTTAGTATGCAGGAAATAGCAACTATTTGCCCACCGGAAATACCGCTAGGAAGTCCGCTTTGGGCTTTTAAACAGGACCTCCCAAAACTACGGGTTATTGAAGAGGGTGATAAGTATACCTTCTCATCACAGTACCAACAGAACCCTAGTCCACTTGGTGGAGGTATGTTTAAGGACGCCTATTGGAAGTACTATGATGTCCTACCGCCTGATATTGATATGTACCGTATCTATGGTGATACAGCACAGAAGACCAAAGAGCGTAATGACTTTAGTGTGTTCCAGTTGTGGGCTAGATCACGTAGTAAGGGTATATTCCTGGTTGACCAATTTAGAGGTAAATGGGAAGCTCCTGAATTAGAGTCCAAGTTAGTAGAGTTTTGGAACAAGCATAAACCAACTCAATTTAAACCGTTTGGAGCACAAGTGGTTAAGATTGAGGACAAGAGTTCTGGTAGTTCCCTTATCCAGTCTATTAAGAAGGACTACTTTATTCCAGTAGAGCCAATCCAGCGTAATACTGACAAGGTATTAAGAGCTATGGGTGTGGTTAAATACTTTGCAGCTGGATATATACACCTTCCTAAAAATGCAGATTTCACATTTGATTACAAAGAAGAGTTCCGTAAGTTTACTCCTCTTATGACCCACAAACATGATGACCAAATAGATCCTACAATGGATGCAGTAGAAGATTTGATTGTGTTTGAGGATATGATGTACAACAATAGTTCAATGTAGGCCGACAACTACAAGGAGAGCGATATGAGCTCACTAAGACAAAGTTACGATAAAATAGCAGATCCACGTAAGTTTCCAATCCAAAGACCATTTACTCTGGACGGAACTTTAACTGGTGATAACAATATGGATGTTGATGGTTCAGTTACTCCTGTTGAGTTTTACTTTCAAGCAGAAGCTAATAGGATGGTCTATATAAACAAGTTAGGTTTCCTGGTTAGTGATGCTGGTAATACCGATTTCAGCAATTATGGTAGTTTAGCAGGACCTCTAACTAACGGTGTAACTTTATACACAATAATAGACGGAGTAGAAATACCCCTAACTCCTATTATTAAGAAGACAGCAGATTATTTTGGAATTGGAGCTTTATCACAATTTGTAGAGTTGTCTGGTAGTTCTAGACTAGCTAATTATACTTTTAGTTTGTTCGACTACTCTGAAGGTATAATCCTAAACGGTGATAACGGTGATATCCTTGGTCTTAGGATTAACGATAATCTTACTGGTTTGGATTTACATAATGCTTCTTTGGATGGATACTTCCAGTTCAAAGCAGGGTGATTTGTAGAGTTCTTCACGTTATGGTTAGTTTAGTTAGTTTTTAAGC